GCGGGATCCTCTCTCATATAAATAATGTAAAAGTGTGGCTTCGTGGCGTAGGGTTTTGAGAATGGCATATGATCCTTCGATCTTGATCGCTACCTGGACCTTGAGGTTTGTAGGTACATCGACCCCACATGTTGTCGCTACATCGACTCCCCGTTTCCAATAAAACCCACGGAATACTTGGCCAAACTTGCCTTCACCCACTTTGGTCTCGATTATATATTTATTGGCAATCATGTTTCTCTTTTTTATTTTATCAAAATATTATTATATTGTTATCTAGCAATAATATAAGGTCAAGGGAATGAAACCCAAACGCGACATATTTATACTTATTTTGATTATCGTTATAATTGTTATCGCGATATTTACTGGAATAATATTTTTAGTTGAAAAACTCACCGACCATTTCACATCTACACATACCATAAGAGAAGGCGCACGTACTCTTCCGAGACCCCGTCGTCACCCGTATATCGAAAATGATGCCCAACCCAATGTCCTACCCTATTATCCCCAATTCGCATCTTTGAATCAATTGGTGGATCACTGGATCGCCCAATATTTCGACGTCAATAATTTCATCTTGGACACCACTATCAACCAATACATTGAAAACTGGACCCAAAAAGGTAATGTTTTACCGGAAACCAAAGAAAAGTTGAACGATATAGGGTACTATATAATCAATCAAGTTTTACCCAATGTTCCTACGATTACTGCTGACGGTACTGTTACACCCACGAAAGCACCGATTTGGCCAAATATTCAATGGACATCGGACCACTGGTTTCCTTTGACCTTGGTGAATCCACTGCTATGGTCGAATTTTACCAATTTTGGGATGGAAAACTCTCCCAATTATCAGGCGTATTTACTGGCATATGAGAATTCGACGATGACATCAAATGGTGGATTTTCAGGTTCGTCCAATATGGGGACATCTGGATCTGAAGGCGGGTCTTCGGGCGACGGGGGATCCTCTGGCTCCTCGGGAAGTTCGGGTGGATCGGGATCAAATAGTTGTGGAACTCAGTGCCCATTATCGTGTGTTCCTGGCGGATTTTTGAACGGAGGAAGCGCGGGATCTGGGGGATATGGTGGAGGAAGTGGGGGGTCGGATATTTCGGCCAATATTAATACTCCATCGTCATCGAGTAGTACGCCAGGATGTGGTGGAGGGTATGCTCCAGGAACATCGGGATCGACCAAATACTTTGGTGGTACAACTGTTCTCATTTATACAACGGATATTTCACAGACGAATTTGACTTGTCCTTCGCAATTAGAGACGGAGATAACCGATTTTATTGGCGAATATTTTGACGAGAAGGGAAAACCAACAAAAAAGGCGATCGATTTGTTTAACAAATATACACAGGGCGCGACACCGATGGATCTGGTCCATAAAAATCGGTTGCGCGATTTGATTTATTATTTTATGCAGAATATTATTCCGGGGTTACCTAAGGGGGCGTGTGATGTTTCGGGACAAGTTTCGTATGTGGAATGGGTGCCGATACAATGGCTTTCGCACTCGGATCTTTGAATTATGATATGATTTTGTAAAATCATATAATGATTTATGATTAGGTAGATCTGGTTTTATTTCCACATTATAAAATAAATTACGTATAAAACAATTTATTTTATTATCATAATAGCATTGAATAAAATATAATAAATTACTAAACAAAACAGTTATATTGAAAAAAAACAGATCTACCTACCGCTATAATGATTGAATTATATGTATATAAACCTTTCGCCGTATCCACCAGTGGTTTTTATTACTGAGCTAATATCTATTGTATATCCACTACTATAAAGCGTAATTGGACCTTGGACTCGTAAAAATGCACCATAACCAATAGTCGTAACCGATTTGGGAATTGTGATGGATGTTAGACTTCTGCATGCAAAGAATGCATCTCTATCAATAAGTCCAAGACTCGAACTTGGATCAAAGGTAACCGTATTCAAACTTGTATCGTAATAAAATGCACGGTTACCAATTTTCGTAACCGATTTGGGAATTGTGATGGATGTTAGACTAGTGCATCTACCGAATGCATAGTCATCAATATATCCAAGAGTCGAACTTGGATCAAATGTAACCGCGTTCAAACTTGTATCGTTAGCAAATGCACGGTTACCAATTTTCGTAACCGATTTGGGAATTGTGATGGATATTAGACTTGTGCAATTATAGAATGCAGTGCCATCAATAAGTCCAAGACTCGAACTTGGATCAAAGGTAACCGTCTTCAAACTTGTGTCGTTATAAAATGCAGCCAGACCAATAGTCGTAACCGATTTGGGAATTGTGATGGATGTTAGACTTGTGCAATTAAAGAATGCATAGGCATCAATATATCCAAGACTCGAATTTGGATCAAAGGTAACCGTGTTCAAACTTGTATCGTTATTAAATGCAGCCAGACCAATAGTCGTAACCGATTTGGGAATTGTGATGGACGTTAGACTTGTGCATTCCGAGAATGCATTGTTACTAATATGTCCAAGACTCGAACTTGGATCAAAGGTAACCGTGTTCAAACTTATACCGCCACCAAATGCACCCGGACCAATAGTCGTAACCGATTTGGGAATCGTGATGGATGTTAGACTTATGCATGCACCGAATGCACCGTAGGATGAACCTTCATTAAAATTATACGACCCATCAATCAAAGTCAATTGCGAATTGGAAATATCGTCAAAAGTAACCGTGTTCAAACTTGTATCGAAATAAAATGCACCCGAACCAATTTTCGTAACCGATTTGGGAATCGTTATGGATGTTAAGGATGTGCATCCATAGAATGCATTTGTTCCAATATTCGTCAAATTACAAACCGAATACGGTTGAACGCTCACAACATCAGTATTTCCTTGAAACAATCCACCTACTATATCTAAAGAATAGGGTGGTATAAGTATTCGTGAAAAACGGTTCAATGCCATGAATTTTAATTGGCTTTCATCTTGAATTGCATTGACCGATTTATACTCAGGTGAATACAATGCACCCTCATAAATAATCCAATTCGTTCCATTGTAATAATACATATTACTACTGGTATTATCAAAAACAATTTGACCTGTAATACCGGGTGCTGACACGGAAGGTCTCGTATTATTTGCGGTGTCAAACACAATATTGGAACCGCTAAATATCCAATTCTCAGAAGAATCAAAATGGGCTCTCACCACGCCATCACCAGTTCCAATAACAATATTGTTATCAACTGAATATGCATTTGTAGATAAATCCACATTGGCACCAATAAATGTATTTCCAGATCCTTCTAAATTAGATGCCCCATTCAATCCAACAACCACATTTTTAGAACCACGAACATTGCGTGATAATGTATTCGGACCCACAGCAACGTTACCAAAAGTGCCTGAACATGAATACAATGAATTATCTCCAATAGCAATATTAGATGAATCATTGACCGATCCACTTAATGCATCCGTACCCATTGCGATATTACTAGAACCGGTTTTATTGGAAAATAAAGCCGATGATCCAATAGCAATGTTTGAATTACCCGTTGTATTATATGTCAAAGCGTCAGAACCAAAGGCATTGTTATTCTTACCAGTTGTATTGTCTTCTAAAGCCTGCGTTCCCAAAGCATTGTTATTTGATCCATGTGTATTTCTAGCTAGCGCATAATAACCAACTGCAACATTATTAGAACCATCAGGTTTTGTGTTATTCAGTGCATTATATCCAATAGCAACATTATTTATATCGGGATTACCTATAATTTTATTCAACTTTTCAAAATCAAGTTGGCATAACGGCATTATATATTATATATAATATATTATATATAAAAACAAAGCGACGGATAGACCTTAAACAAAACATTGTGTAACATCATAATCTAGAGGATCCAGAGGATCCAGATCCATCGAACCTGCAGTAATATAAACGACAATCGCGGTTGCATTATCGGTATGGAGTCCAAAGTTGCGTTTTGCATAAATATCGTTTTGTTGGATGAGTTTTTTTGCATCTATCCGCGTATGTAGATCACCATCCATAAATTTCGACATATCTTCGTGCGTCCAATTATCCCACACGCCATCACTCGCAACAACTAGACAGAGTGGGGTGGAATCCATTTTTCTAGAAAAGATCTCGCGCAAATCCACACAATGAATCTCCGGCATATGTGTAATACCATATACATGCAAATGTAAATCACCAATAGATCGCGTGAATGCGAGAGCATCTGGAAATCTGGCGGAAGCAGGTACATTCACCAATGATGCGAATTCGCCACGTACATTTTTACAATAAACACCTCCTGTAGTATTTATACTTGCCACTCCACTGGCATCCACAGAAAATATCGGCGGACATTGTGATTTATATTTTTTAGGATCGTCGTAAATAAATCGCATATTTGGCATATGGCGTGCCTCGCAAAATGCGCGCATCCGATTAAATTCGGATAGATTTTCAGGCGAATGACTCGCATTCAATAGCATATAATTTGTTGGCACCCCTTCCATTGTTTCTTGTAGTCGTCCCTTATTAAGGTCTATCCGTGTTTTGTATCCATTTGGATACAAAAACACCCTTTGACCTATATCCTTTCCGGGGATAAATGTATTTATCCCCGGATGTAGATTAAATTCCGCCGAATCTCCCAAATATTGGAGATCTCTGGCCGGATCGAATATTGGAACGCGGTCAAACAAAACCGCATCTGAATCACCCACATTGACGGTATATTGCATATAATCGACGATGGCAACAATCGTACATGTTGTCCCACCTTGAATACATATCCATTCGCCATGTAAATTGTTACGCCTACACGTCCAATAAGTTTGATCACCTTCTATATTTTCGGTCACTTTAAAACCTTTTTTTGTTATTTCTTCGCGTAAAGATTCTTTTACATATTCATGTGCCAAAACTAATGCATGAATCAATGTTTCTCGAGGGTCTTCTCTCAATTTCGCGTAATTTTGTTGGAAATATTGGATAAGTTTTTCACGCGCCGCTGTCGCCGCGATTTTGCCGAATTCTTGTCCATGACCGTCCAAAATACCTAGGACCAATATATTTTCTTTTTGATTTTGATAAATAAAAGCATTGTCTTGGTTTTCTCTGCCACCGCCGATGTCTGTTGCCCAAGTGAATTGGAATTTGGGTTGGGGGTTGGAGAATGATGTCATTGTTTTCGTTTGGGTTTGGGTTTGGGTTTTTTTGGATAAAATAAAAATCAATTTTACCAAAATTCTACAAATTTTAACAAAATTCTACAAATTTTACCAAAATTCTACAAATTTTAACAAAATTCTACAAATTTCACAAATAGCTCAATATTTGTTGTAAATAACAACGATTACATAAAACGCTCAATATGGATGTATTTTCAGCCGTTCTTTCTGGAAATCGTTCATATTTTTTTGATATCAATCCAATTCCTGATAAATACATCATAAAATTACGACGCGCGCCCCATAATTGAAAATGCCGAAAAGCATATTTTTTATACTCCAATTGTTCTTGAGTAATTTTGTCTTGTATAGATACCGACAAAGCATGTTGAACATTTAGATGTGCAAAATCGACATCTGGTTCAGCCAACAAATGGTGAATAATCCGCATGATAGAATGAATGGTATAAACCGGTGTCCAATGACTTTGTAAAAGATCCACACATAAATCGCCATGATAAATATTTGGATGTATAATCGGTGTCAAACATATAATTTTTGGCGGATGAAAGGGGTATTTTACACTGATTTCAAAGATAAATATATATTTACCATTTTCATAAATGGTCCCTATGGGACCCTGCAATTCCATTGTTACGGAATATCCTTGTTGTTCCACGAATCTATAAATATCTGTAACGGGTTCATCATATAATTGTTTGTATTCTCGTAGAAGACGCGTCCGATAACGATATACATTGCGAATACACGTTGGATTCATTTGTTGGGGGTTATGCTATATATATTTTTGACGTCGGTTTGACTCAATTTTACAAAAAATCTCTGTATCTGTATATCTGTATATTGGAACCAGATGAAAATCATAAATTCGATCTATGATAATCTAACCGTAAATTTTTATTACTGGATGATTGCGATCCTCTATATTCTCTATATTGGAACTTTTCTGGGAATTTCTTTTACTGAAGATCTCAAGAAAAAATACGCGCATATTCTGAGTATTTTTATACAGACATTTATCGCGATTATTTTGATCGCAAAATTCAACCCATTTTTCGAACATAAACCCACGTCAAACGATAAGATCTTTATTTTTGCTAGCGCCTGTTTTCTTTTGACCAATGTCGGAATAACGGAATGGATATTACAAAGCGTGGATACAGATATTTTTCACCCTATTTTAGCAACAAGAACATAAAAACATCGTATTATATAAGAAAACCCGAAGCCCCAAACCGCATGTTGTATAAAGATAATGAATAACCATAAAGAAATTCTCGAACTCATCCGACAAGAAAAAGAACGTCAAAAAAACGCCAAAGTTGAGATCGATATCGAATCTATTTTACGTGCCGCGGAAAATGTCGATGATGATTTCTTTACAACAACTAGTTTAACCGAAATCGCACAAGAAATCGTCGAAAGTATGCAAAACATTCATATTCCGGGGGAAATCGTCGATATGTTTAGTGGAAAATTATTGGAATACCGATTTGTGGATCAGATTCACCATCTGCGTAAAAGTCGGTATATTCGATGGATTCGACGAGATCCGGACATGAATGGTGAATGGAAATTATCAGGCGGGGCAATCCTGGTAAATGTGAAATTTTCGGAAACGGGGGTACAATTGGTTTGTAAATCGGGACCGAGATTTATGCAAATCCGGTTTGATAACTATTTGATTTATCAGAAATTGACCAGTGATGAACAATTGATATTATCGTGTTATAATGCAACCGCTTAAGGTCTATCCGGGGATAAATACATTTATCCCCGGGTTTAGGTCTCTCAAAGAGGGTGGGTGTTTTTGTATCCTCAAAATAAATATGTGTGTGGATACAAAAGACGGATAGACCTTAAAAAAGTATCATAAAATAATAAATGATTCGTCCAGATTTATTATTTTCTTATTGGGTTTTCGCGTGGGCTATTTTGTGGTGGATCTTGGGCAACCACGTAAAACCGCATATATACGTACCCAATCCTAAATTGGCGATTTTGGTGGGTCTCGCAGAAAATATAGGAACACTCATTGCACTCATTTTTTCGGGCGCATCACAAATCGTTTTACTCAAATTCCTCCTCGTTATTGTGGTATCCAAGATCGTGCTTCTTTATTTTGTATGGAATGAACCAATACATTTTATCCAAGATTTGGCGATATTATGGGGCGTTTTTTTATTGTATAATTTATACCTTTTTTTCCAAAGACCCTCAACCAATATCTTGGATATTTACCGTAAAACATTCGATTCTATTTTGGAGAATCGTTCGGACACACCCGGGTTTTATTTGATGGATAAAATTTACTATTTTACTAAAGAATAGTCGCCCTAATTATAATGACAACCTTCCCATCCAATTGCCATATTGGCCAATCGATCAGCATGATGATTACCAATAGAATGCATGTCTTGGTCTCTAGTATGAGCTTTTACATGGATGATTTGAATTGATTTTGCAAATTTTGTATATGATTCATATGCATTTCGAACAAGTATTTGATTGGGAATTTCTTTGGCCCATCCCTTATTTGCGCATTTTTCGCCGTATTTTCCCAAACATTTGATGACATATTCGGAATCGGTGGCGATTCCGACGATTTTACCGGACGATTCGAGGTCTGGTTCAATAATGCGAAATGCTTCAATGATGGCGGATAATTCCGCGACATTATTGGTTTGACGTAATTCAGGGGGGACTTTTTGCGATACATTTCTTGGATCATTGATTCCGAAAAAGATTCCGATACCGGCTACGGCATCGGGTTTTCCATTATTGGAACAGGCACCATCAGTATATACGTAATAATCTGGAATCAAAATGGTGGTGGAAGGAACGACTTGATTGATTGTTTCGGTCCGGAATGATTCGATAAATTCTTCCGCGGATTCTTTCGTGGAAAATTTTTTAAATGACGCGCCTTTGTAACCTTTCACAGATTTGCTACATTCATCCCATGTTTCAAATATTCCTATACTGTGACCATTGGCAACCGCGTAAAATGACATTGGATATATAATGTTATTTTACCTTTATTACTATATTTCTTTATTCCTGTATAATATCAATTTTACTGAATCATTCGATTCAACCCAACATCTGAATCATTCGATTCAACCCAACATCTGAATCATTCGATTCAACCCAACATCTGAATCATTCGATTCAACCCAACATCTGAATCATTCGATTCAACCCA